AAGAGAAATAAATAAATTTTGTTTTTTTTTTTCTTCCGCCCCCCCCCATTTTTATGCTCATCAATATTATTTATCTGTCTCTGCAAATTCCAACTTAACCTATCTCCAATAATTCCTTCCAATTATCAGTAAATCCCATTGTCCTTACATCTATTTTTTCATACTTCTCTATTAATGCTTCTATTTGGTCTACATATAAATTCCAGTGATTTTAAATTCTCCACCTGCTCATCAATTGACATTGATGGTTGATGTTGTTTCAGTTCCCCCATATATTTTCTCCTTAAAATTAAAAGACCCAACGTGGTCCGCATCGTTGAGAGGCGTGTTGGGTACTGTTGATATTAGTATATGCGATTTTCATAAAAAAACAATGTTTTTTTCAAGTATTTGCGTTATCCCAAATTATCATAGTTATTGCTACCCATAGTTTTACGAAGATCCATTCAGAGCCAGAATGCATCTCTCAGCTCCTCGACCTCATCATACGGAAAACACTCGGCAGCCCTTTCGTTTTCTTCCAGATAATTGATAATCTCTCCTGCCAATTCAATCCCCTTCCGACTGTGTATCACGCCACCGTTCTCTTTCTGAACGCTCTCTTCAACTTTTCTTGCCACCCACACCTGGTCATATATTTCCAGCTGAGTAATTATTTTTCTTACGCCAGAATGATAAACCAATTCATTACTTTCCGTCGGCTCGCCGAGTGCGCCATAGAGAGCGTAAAGCTGACGCATAATGCCATCGTCATTCAAATCCATCGGCACATATATTCTCACATTGTCATCTGGTAGAATCCCACCCTCAGACTTTTTCTTTCCAGTGACTGCTTTCTCCATCTCGTCTTCCGTTTCATATGGTACTTTCACAGCCAATTAAGGGTCATTGACATAGAGCATTTCTTCCGGTATTTGATGGATATCTAATTTGTGGTGCATATAAATCACGCTCCTTTATCGAAGTGGTAAACTTTTTCGCTAGCAGCCGAGTTTTCACGAAGAAATCTCAAACGCGCAAATGCAAATGTTCGTCTGCACCTGGCACCTCTAGTGTCCTCTGTCGCACAAGAATATTCAATTGCTGATTCAATCGGTTTAAACAAAACAAACTAAACCAATCCTAAACCGATTAATCTTTTAATATCCAGTTAGCTTTACGTTGGTTTTCTCCATACTTTTCAATAACATTCTTATTTTTTAAGACCGTTAATAATGTTCCGTCCGCACCATAGATACGTCACATAATACTTGGAGCGGCTGTGAACAAATAGTCAAAATCAGAATTTTCCAACAAAAGCATTGCAGCATTTGTAACCTTGCCACCTATTAACAACTTCATCTTCGTCAAAAACTGTTCATCTGACATACCATCAACTTCTTTAGAAATAAGCTCTTGTGCCATGAGCTATTTTATTTAGTTAGTGTCCAACTTCATTATACAATCGGCGAATATATATTTTTCGACATTGATAACTCCATTATAGCAATCGTTATATGTATTCTAATTTCTACAACATTGCAGACTCTGCCAACTGCCAGCACACTAAACACATGCTTTTATTTTCAAATGATATTTCCATATACAATGCAGTCGCACCTTCCGGTTTCACCATTCCGCTAAATTGTGTAGAACGGGGGTTTTCATAATCTATAGCAAAATCACAGTACTGCCTAAATATCACCTGTTCAGATCGTTTCCAAATAAACTCTGCATGAGCACGTACCAATAACTGCTCATCGCCATCTTTATACCTGCGAATATAATATTTTTTATCCCCGGTATTTGGATCCTCGTATGGGAATATTAACGCAAGTGACGTTAAATCGCCGCCGCTTGATAAATCTAAGCCGCATATTGCTTTTTTCCCTCTGAAATCCTCTAATGTCCTATTGCTGCCACATTTTTCCCATTCCGCAAGGTCTATAAAAGCGGTTTCTGCATTTGTAACCCATATATTTAGGGATTTTGTCAAAAAATCCCTCATTTCCTCGCCGCCCATTGATTTAGCTTTCTTTGCATCTTCCTGCATCTGTGAAAGCAATTCGGGATCATTTCCTGTCAATGGGCAACATTTGATCCAATTTTTCGGGTTCCAAATGTCGTCGTTTACGTCCATTTGGGCGATATAAATAAATTGCCGGTCGTTTACGTCAATTCCTCGTAAAACCCTCCGGCAATATTTGTATAATTCATAACATGGGGCGTTTAAATTAAAACCTGCCGTTGTTATGACTGATATTAACGATTGTTTTAGCTTTCGTGTACCGCCTTTTAACAGCTTGTACATTTGGTTATCTTTGTGCGCGTGGTACTCGTCTACAATGCCTAAATACGGTCGGAAACCGTCTATTGATTTTGTATCACGCCCCAATGCGCGTATAGTAGCATTGGTTATTTTCGCGGTAATCTCGCTTTTATAATCCTTTATTTCAAACAATTCTAGCAGGTCTGCATCTGCATTTATGAATTTTGATATTTCATTTAATACAATCCTTGCTTGATCTTGCTTTGTCGCTGTGCAATAGATTTGTGCGTAATTGTAGTTGTCAAAATTACTACACTTAATACCCAATATTGCATTTAAAACACTTTTACCCTGCTGCCTCGCCACTTGCACATAACTATCAGTAAAACGGCGTTTCCCGGTTTCTTTATGAACCCAACCGAAAAGGGAACCTAAAATAAACTCTTGGAACCCGGCGCAGGTAAACGTCTGATCGCCCTCGCCCTCTGCTATGGTTAGCTTGTTTGCAAGTTCTATTATGTCCTCTGCCTTTTCCGGATCAAAAATATATGGAAAATCCGGATCGTTCTTTTCTGATCTTTTCAGATCGTTTAAATGACGTTTGAACGCAAGCCGCGCATCTTCTCCGAACTCTTTCTTGTTTTTTAGGTTTTTTTCTGCAAATCGTGATATTCGATCGTTTGTTTTTAAAATCCTACTCATATTACTGTGCGTGTTTCATAAACTTATTTGCAGGTTTTTCTTCTTTTTCTTTCGGTATCACTAATTTGCACCTGCTCGAAATCGTTAAACCTAACTCTTTCGCGTTTTCGTTGCAGGCTTTCATAAGCCTATTTTGTATTTTAGAAAGATAGTTATATTGTGTGTATTGTTCCGAAAGCTGCACATCTGCCGGTATCATGCTTTTTTTATCCGGCGTAAATTTAATTTTCTGTAACTGCTTTGTAACTTTGATATATTCGCTTTCTGCTTTAATGTATCGTGCCAATACGTCACAATCTAAGTTAGTCATAATTTTTAAATCAACTAACTGTTTTGCTAATTCGTCGAACTTTTCCTTCTCTTTTTTTAATAAAAAATCGGGTGGTTTTACCTTATCTGCGGGGGCTGCGATCTCTGCGTTTTTTCTCTCTACATATTCCGCAATCGTCAAGTGTTTTCGCCCTTTTGCCGCTATTAGGTCAACTGGTTCTCTCGGTCTTGCCATTGTCCTGCAACCTCCTTTCTAAAAAATCTCATTTAGGGAGTTTTTGCGTGAATTTAGGGGGGCTGCGGTCTTGGCAGGAACGGCTCGAAACTTT